CTGTTATGCGGCAGGGTTCGCAGCACAGAGCAACGAATACTGGGTAGACAAGGACGTGTTCGAGAGCAAGCAGGAAGCTATTGTATTCTGCAAGCGATACGACATAGACATAGAAGAGATACACACATGCATCATACCTGAGCCGATTGAGTTCTGCCTCAGTACAGTGAAGCGCATGATAGGCAATATCGTGAAGAAGTCTGGCAGCGAAACATACACTGTCATCCTTTCAGGTAAAGGTAACTTCCGCATAGACGCCGCCACAATACAGCCCTACAAAGGGAACAGGACGGCGGCCAAGCCGTGGCACTACCTTGCTATCAGGGAGTACATCACTGCTGTCCTGAACAGCATCACAGTGGAAGGCGAAGAGGCTGATGACTACCTGTCCTACCGTATGGTAAGCCACAATGAAACGTGCGCTACTATAGATAAGGACTTACGCAACACCAGCGGCTGGCACTACAACTGGAACCATGACATGATAGACTACGTTCCAATGCGTGAAGCCAATCAATCCTTTTGGAAGCAGATGTTGAGTGGGGATGCAACAGATAACATCGCTGGCCTATACAAACTGACTGGCACTAAGTGTTCAGCAGCTATGAAGGCAGAAGTGGAGAGCTGCTTAACCTACACGGACATGCGCCAGTGTGTCATCGAGACATATCAACGTGCGTTCGAGAAGCTAAGCAACAAGCTAGGGGTTGACTACCTGCCTGACGATGAGCTGTACGACATGCTCACTGAAGTCGGTAGACTCTTATGGATGCGGCGCGAGCCGGACGAGATGTGGAGCATCGACTATGGCTGTTAGTAAAGACAGAGCAGGTGGGCGGTGGTCTGAAGCGAGGTACTTCTCATTCATCCGGTCAGCACTACGCAAGGCAAGCATGAGATACCCAGTGAAGACGGACGTACTCATAGCAAGCAGACGTAAGAGGACAGAGGCAAGTGGGGAAGGCAAGCACACGTATGAGCATGAATGCGTAGGGTGTCGCGGCTGGTTCCAAGGTAAGGATGTAAGCGTTGACCATCTGATAGGGGCTGGTAGCCTCAAGACTTTCAGTGATCTCGCTGGCTTTGCGGAGCGTTTGTTCTGCGAGGCTGATGGTTTACAGGTTCTATGTAAGGCCTGCCATCAGACAAAGACTAACCACGAACGGGGACTTAAGACATGAGCAAGGCAATCAAACAGAAGAACAAGTACACGGCACAGTTCACCACCAACAAGAAGGACGGCACACCCATACGTCACCTTGTTATACCTGACACACAGTGTAAGCCTGATGTATTCCTAGACCACATGACGTGGGTGGGCAACTACATCGTAGACCAGAAGCCTGACGTGATCATCCACATAGGAGACCACTGGGACATGCCTTCACTGTCATCGTATGACACAGGTACACTGGGCTTCGAGGGTAGACGCTACAAGCGTGACATCGCAGCAGGTAACGAGGGCATGGACAAGCTGATGGCTCCTATCCTAGCTGAGCAGGCACGTCAGCGCAAGAACAAGGACAAGGTATGGAAGCCGCGTATGGTCTTTACCCTTGGCAACCATGAGAACAGGATCACTCGTGCTGTCAATGACGACCCTAAGCTGGAGGGCTTGATGTCTTATGAAGACTTCAACCTCAAGCAGTACGGCTGGGAAGTGTTGCCGTTCCTTCAGGTGGCTACCATTGACGGCATCTGCTACGCTCACTACTTCACCAGTGGAGTGATGGGTCGCCCAGTGTCAAGCGCACGTGCGTTGTTGAACAAGAAGCACCAGAGCTGTGTCATGGGTCATGTACAGGACAGGGACATAGCGTTCGACAAGAGAGGAGACGGCTCACGTATCACTGGTTTGTTCGCAGGTATCTGCTACCAGCATGACGAAGAGTACCTCACACTACAGACCAATGGCTCGTGGCGTGGACTGTGGGTGTTGAACGATGTACAGAACGGTGCCTTCGATGAGATGCCCGTATCACTGAACTACTTGGAGAAGCAGCATGGATGAGCTAACTATATACCAGCGCATCATAGACAGCATGGAGATGGACGAGCTGCTTGACGTAATAGGCATGGACATCGAGATGTTGGTGAGGAAGATGAAGCCAGAGATACTACTACACAAGGAGGAGTTGGAGGATAACTTTCTGGACAGGGCGGGTGAACTAACATTCAATGAGAAGGGAGATTACTAATGACTACTAACAGCGAGAGAAACTTGAGCTTCGAGGAGATAGTAGAGATACGCAGGCGTGAGGCTGAGTTCGAGAGAGACTACGGGTTCACAGGTAAGGCTTCGCCTGCGTACGTGCCAATGACTCCTGATGAGGAGTTCAACACCACTACCTTCGGGCCACTGCAACACGCGCCTTGGCACAGACCTAACGATACAGTGGAGCTGACTGAGCGTGGTGCTGAGCAAGACAGGTTTGCTGGCGCGTGGGACATGGCAGTGGGCGACATCAACAGCAATGCCAAGGGCAGCGGCGCACGTGCCAATGGGGACAAGGTTCCTATGGACTTGATACCTGTGTCAGTGTGGCGTAACAAGTGGCGCGTTGCTATGTCGCAGAGTGTTGACAGCGAGCAGTTGATGGACATCATGTACGCATTAGCGAAGTGGCAGGAAGGAGAATACAAGCCGCTTGACAATGTGCTGTCATTCAACTGCCTTGAGGGTGCGTGTCGTGTGTTCGAGTACGGTGCTAAGAAGTATGCCGCGTGGAACTGGGCGAAGGGTATGCAATGGAGTGTACCACTGGGCTGTGCGCTGCGTCACATGCAAGCTGTCCTTGACGGAGAGTTCATTGATGAAGAGAGTGGGCTGCCCCACATAGACCACGTGTTCAGCAACATAGTGATGCTGGATTACTTTGAGATACACTACCCTGAAGGCGATGACCGCCCTATCTTTGAGGAGTACAACACATGAGTGACTACAAGGCAAGACTGAAGACAGCGAAGAAGAGCTACATCGCCACTGATGGTGACGGTGAGGCAGGTGTCAGGTTGTTGTGGTGCTTGGAGCAGGTGGGCCACGCCTACACTAACATGGACGTAGAGAATCTGCGCTTCCTGTTCCCCAAGACACAGGCGATGTCGCCACTAGGTAAGGACTGGGCATACGTGATAGGACATGTCACCCAGCTGTTCATCATACCCACCATAGTGCTAGAGATACTAGCGAGGAGAAAGGCATGAGCGTATTCAAATGGGATGCCACCATCACATTAACTTGTGAGGTTGAGGTGGACTACGAGCTAGAGGATGGCGGGGTGGTGTTCATCGACAACGTGACACACGATGGCGTCACTGTGGAGCTGAGCAGGGAGCAGTGGGATGACCTGTACGCTGCGCTTGAAGAGGTGGTGCATGACTTAGAAGGGCCTACACCATGAGGGCTATCGCGTTGGTGCTGCTCGCGGCAGTGATAGTGCTTGAGGGCTGCGGCGGGGGCGGGGGCGGAGACGCTCCCTCTCCCTACACCCCACGTACAGTGGTGGACACCCCGCCAGCAGTGGAGCCTGAGCCGCCAGTGGTAGTGCCGCCAGTGCTGGACATCAAGTGGCAGATGTCGCCTCCGCCTGAGTGTGAGACTACGGCAACATCTACTGGCGACCCCGACAGGAACTTCATCACATGCGAGGGCGTACCTATCACTGACCTAGTGTCCTACCCACACAGTGACAGCACGGAGATAGCTGTCATTGAGATACTAGCAATCTGGGATAGCAACATGACTAGCGGAGACATGGACTTCCTCGGCCCTGTAGCACTCGTACAGCGCGAGCTAGACCATGCTAACAAGGTGTTCAAGGATAGCGGCGTACACATTGAGCTACATCTAGCTGGCCTAGACGCTGTGGACGTGGCAAAGGGAGACCTGCGTAGACAGTATCGCGCATTCACTGAGGGTACGGATGAGTTCTCTGAGGTTGAGAGATGGCAGCGAGAGCAGGGCGCAGACTACTCGTTCCTGTTCAAGAGGCGATATGATGACGCTATAGCCTGTGGTGTAGCTGTGCTGGACGCAGTACGCGAGGAGTCAGGACAGCGCAGGGGTATCACGCAGTGCTACCAAGGCGACACCTTCCAGTCCACGGAGGCTAGCCGCTACTACGAGAGAGCAGGTGAGACCTTCGTGCATGAGATGGGCCACCTGTTAGGGCTAGAGCATGACATAGCGTCAGCTACCTACACACCAGCGTTCTCCTTCTCCTATGGACACCTGTTAGGTGAGAGCTACGGTACTATTATGAGCTACTCGGACAAGGGCGTAGGTCGCTTCTCTGATCCGACACAGTACGTGTTCATACCAGAGCTAAACTACCAAGTACCGCTGGGTACACAAGCAGCAGACGCAGTGGCACACCTCAACAGGGTACGCTACTACATGAGTCAACTACATGAGAGGTACGACCGATGAGTAACTGTGACAAGGCACAAGCAGCAGCGATGATAGTGTTCGTAGTGGTAGTAGCACCGCCGCTGATAGCAATAGGTGTAGCGTTCGCTATGTCAGGGAGGTTCCGATGAGCTGGATTGAGGTGACAGTGAAGGGAGAGACAGCGTACCTGAGAGCCAACTGTGTCTCTGGCATACTACCGGACACGAGCAGGAAGACGGGGGCTGTCATCTACTGTGACCCTCCCATCGAATGCTTAGCAGTGGACGAGAGTGTGGTGGATGTGTACGCTATGTTGTACGAGGAACTAGAGGAGGATGAGGACGATGACATCACTGACGAACAGTACAGTGACATCATCGAGAGCTACCAAGCTATGATGCTGCGGGGTGATGTGATGTCAGCCTTTGCCTATACACCTGTGAACTCACAGGATGTACCGACACAGGCCAGCTCTTGCGAGGAGGTAGTGGTGTCCTCGAACTCATAAGCAGCTAACGCTTCCCAATCAAAGGTCGGCATCGAGGCAACAGCTGCTTCGTAGTCGGCCTTTTCTATTTGTTGGTAGGGTGCTTGCGCGTACGTATGCTCCGAGCGTGGGAGTAAAGCAATGCCTGAAAGTATATCGAAGTTGCTCCACATCCAAGCGCATACATCAAAGAATTCATCATCGCTGTAGTACACCGTGATGCTAGGCTTATGCTCGCACCAATGCTCCGCGTAAGTCTTCCACAACCTGAGCTGAGCGAGCGCCCCCATCTCTTCAGCGCAGACACTCCCGATGGGTGAACGGATAGGAAAAGCAAACACAAGAGTTGTATCCTTAGTGACATCCACTTCGTAAGGGAAGCCAGCTTCAACCATGTACTGTGCCATTGGGTCTTTACTATCAGCACGAACAGTACGGATATAGTAGGGAGAAAAGCGAGGGTGTATACCACTAGCACTATTGACCAGCTGAGACACTGTACCACTTGGCTTAACGCATGTGATAGCAGCACTCGGACGGACACCCAATCTCTTTGCCCATTTCGCATTCGTTTGTATTGCAACATCCTTCAACTCCTTTAGCCATCCTTCGAGTTGCGACTCGTTGGCTCCGGCCATTACTTTATTATCCATTATACCTGTGAGTGAGACACCAAGCAGTGCCTCCTCTTCAGTGTTTCTCTTCCAGATGGGACGCAAGTAGCGGAAGTTTGTCAAGCTACTCTGCAACGTACCCAACACAGTGGCCCACTTCACCTTGTACTTGAGCGTGTCGAGTGTGTCGTCACTACGTACCACAACCTCCGATAGATTACAGAATTGATTAGGACGCAGGATGATCTCGCTGCAAGGGTTAGTGCCGAAGTCTACAGTGGCGTCACGTCTGCCGTTACGCGCCGCTATGTTCTGCGCTGCCTCACGGTTGAACACACCACGCTCTCCTGCCTTGCTCTCGTGCAGTGCCACCATCTCTTTCATAAAGAAGGAGAAGTCTGGCTTGCGTGTGTAGCAGGCTGAGTTGTTAGCCAGCGCACGATGTGCCTCACCCAACCACCACTGCCCACTCTTAGCATCACGCATGGAGTTGGACGAGGGGTTGGACAGGGAGATGAGGGCGCTACGTCTCACGCCACCCACCACTATCACCTCTGCTATCTTGCAGCAGATGTCATGTGCTTCTAGGTCTGTGAGTCTACGGCCCTGTGCCTTGGTGAACACCTCCACTGTGTATACGAACAGGTCTACCAGAGGCTGTGGCCCTGATGCCCTGCCGCCGAAAGTCTTCAGTCTCTCACCAGCAGCACGTACCTTGGAGATGTCCCAGCTAGGGGTGACGCCTTCGTACAGGTAGGTGATGAGCTGCTTGAATGCTGTAGCCCAGCCCACCTTGGAGTCTGCCACTACGATAGTGATGGCGCTCTCGTTCAGCTCAGGGATAGGGGGTAGCTTCTCTACGTATTGACGCTCGACTGAATAGCCTACGCCTGTGCCACACAGCAGGATGTACATGAGTTCATCGAAGGCGCGGGGGTGGTCGATTGGGAGGTAGCTACAGTTGAAGCCAGCTACGTTGTCACGATCCAGTGCCTTGCCTGCTGTCATCATAGCTCGCATGGACGGCATGACACCGCACTGCTCTATGTTCTTGAACATCTCCTTGCTCTCTG